TAATTAATATAGTACCCATATTCAAAATTACGGTATAATAATTTCATCATAGGATATCTAAACAAAAATATTTCGTGCGTTAAATCTGGTTGCAAATGCGTCTCATAAATATTGCCGTTTACCTCACCTTGCTCCATTGTATATGGAATTGCAACCAAGCATTTTTTATTTGACAAATGTATTTTAGTTAATAGATTATGAGCATCTTCTACTGATAAATGCTCTAAAATATCACCCATTATTATGTAATCGTATTTAGCAATATCAAATGATAAGATATTGTCATTGTATACGTTATTGTAAATTTCATTGAGCTTAAATTGCTCTATGTATGGCTCAAATATCTCAAGCGCATCAATATGATTAAACCAAAAACGAAGCATTGCTCCGTATTTACCACTACCGGCACCAACGTCTAATATCTTGGTGCTTGGAGGAAAAATCTTAACCAAATGTTTCCCAACTTCTATTTTAAAGTAATCGTATGAGTATGGCATAGTTAAAAAAAAGGAGGCTTACGGGCCTCCCTTTTAGATTTATGTATGGGCAAATTAGATAGCACCATAGATACAAGCTGAAGGCTGGAATTGCATCAAATCGCAACGAGCCTCGCAACGGAAAGTGATCAAGTTCTTAACGAAATCATCTTGGTCAAATTCTGTGCTTCTTACAGCAAGACCGCTTTGTTGAGCGATACCGAACTTAGTTGTATCGAGAACATATGCCTTAGATGCAGTAACCAAGCTATGAGGAATAACTGGGATACCCATGATTCTCACGTTACCTTGAGCATCGATAGTGATACCACCAGGTACAGAGTAAGAACCGTTAGTAGGCAAAGTTTTCATTACGTTAGCCCAACCAGCGTGGGTGGTCAAGATCAAGTTTGCATTCCAGTTAGAAGAACCCAACTGTGCAACGTAATCTACAAACTTCTCAGCTGTGTTAGCACCACTTGATACACCTGCGGTTGCAGAAGCAGCGAGGTCATTCAAATAGTAAGTATCTTCAGCTCTTTGGAAGTCTTCGATCAAAGACTGCTGCAAATATGCATTCAAGAAAGGAAGATCGTCAACCATTTGGCGAGATACCTTTACATAACCAGCGATGAATTGCAACACTTTGTTTACAACTGTTACATCGTAATCCAATTGTGCTTTAGCAGAACCTTCAGTTTGCTTACCGAAAGAACCTTCACCAACTGGAGTGTTTCCACGAGGGAAAGATACTGAACCAGTAGAAACTGGGATGATGTTAAATACGCTTCTGAGGTGTGGGTTTACAAAAGCGCGGAGAGCTGGAGAATTGATGTAAGAGGTGTAAGGGTTACCAGTCAAGTTAACCGCTTCAGTCATAACACCAACAGCTTTAAGATCCAATTCGAAATTGAAACCTTTACCGTTTGTTCTTGCAGCTTCTTTGATTGAATCGTAACCTTTAACGATTGCATCACCGATTGCAGATTTGATTTCAGCAATGTGGTCGTTATAAGATACTGCAACTTTCTTCTCTTCTTTAGCAGAGAGTTTACCAAATGCAGCTTTAGCAGCGAGAACTTCTTCTCTTGCTTCTACGAGATTCTTGTTGTTCTTAGCAATCTCAGCATTGATAGCTTCAACTTTGCTTTCGAACGCTTTAGCGGCTTTCTCAGTAGCAGCAGCTACTTCAGCCTTCTGCTCAGCCAATTTGGCTTCGAGAGCAGCTTCGAATGATTTAATGTCGCTCATTTTTAAATTTTGTTTATAATGTTTATTAATTGATCAACACTCACCTCTTCTTCTTTTTGCTGCAAAGGTGCCTCTTGGACTGCCTTTGTGCTACTCATCTGTTCAACGGCTTGTGCTAATTGCTTTACTTTTAAAATACAAAGATCAATGGTCTCGTCAGTCACATCACTGTTACGGATGAATTTTTCAAACGCTTTGATTTGATCTTGTATCTTCTCTAAGTTATTATAATTTTTCATACCAAGCAAGGGAGTTGCTTCGTTTGCGCCCCAAGCAGTAAGGCTAGATCCTTCAAAGAGCATTACCTCATGGATCTGGTTAGCCTCTCCTGACTTTTGCTCACGAAGTGTTTTAAAACCAATTGAGTGTTCTGTAATGAGTCCACTCTCTACCATCTTCACAAAATCCTTGCCAAGCTGATGGCTGCCAATCTTTGATCTGTAATACAGACCATAATCGTCTTCCTTCAACTCAAGCATTTTACCTAAAGGTTGTGAGGGATCGTGATTCATTAGATGCTTAATTCTGTTCTTTCCTTCTGGTCCCCAGTCTTGGATTGAACGCTTAAATGCACCTGGCATCATAATGTCACCATCGCTGTCAACATTGCCGAACGCTGAGAAGTAACCAGTGACGATGCCTTCTTTAGTATCAACGTCTTTAACCTCTAGGTCAAAGGATTTGTAATTGTATATCATTCCACCTTGTTTTTTATCTATTTGTTTTAATTTTCTTATTGCCCACTCTACACCAGCTGTGCCTCCCCAGCAATCGTACATTATGCCGCCACATCCTTCGCTGTATGGCACGTCAGCGTGCTGCTGATGCCTTTTAAACGAAGCCATGCGAGCGATTGTATCTCTGCTTATTTTCTCACGATTTGCGAGCTGCTTTGCACGAGTCCAACCGACTGGAGTACCACAAGAGCTTCCGTTCTCTTCCTTCCATTTCAAAGCACGCTTAGCATTATTGCTAGCTGCCTCTGGATAGTCATTATACGTCTCTTCTTTCAACTCAAGTGCTTTGCCTTCTTGAGCTAAGTACGCTTGATATGCACTGACTGCATTCTCTCTTGTCTCGTATACGCACTCGCCTTCACCAATGCGATATTTACCATTATTTTCGCAATAATATATTGGCATAATTATCGTTTCATTATTAGTCTTCCGTTCTGGTCACGCTTTGGCACAAAGCCTATCGCGCATCTGCAATTGATAGTGAAGCCGGCTGGGCTTGTTGGGTCTCCAGGTGCTGCGGCTAGCACAGTGTCACCTTTCTTACCAGTAGAAGTAAATGGTTGGTCATACGGGACTTGTTGGCCATCCATATTTAAGTGATCGTAAGTATTGCGAGGTATTCTCCTCGTTCTGCTGTCTCTCGCCGATATCCAAACTTTATCTACTTCAAAGTTATGGGAATTTGCGCCTTGTAGAGCAGCATAGTTTGATGCACGCATCACCTCTGTTCTCGCTATCCTTCTCGCACGCATTGCACTGTACCCCAAGTCCTCGTCATTTGTAATGATGCGGACCATCTCATCTATGCTCAGTCCCTCTACCACTGCTTGCGCAATAATATCTGTCAGCTTCTTTTTTGAGGTCTGTGTGATCTCAGCTACCAGCTGAAACCCATATAGGCTCAAAAATTGGATAATCTGAGTTATGAAGTCAGTATTGAGTCCAAACGGGTCAGCTGCTTTGCGAGATTGATTTCTGACTGCTCTAAATGACGCATTGCCAAATATCACAGCCGTCTCTCTATACAGCTCAGTCATTATCTTCATCAACTCATCACTCCATGCATAGCTACCCATCATAGATAGCGTTGCACTTGGACCCATCAGCTCTAAGTCTCTAGCAACTTTGCGCATCTCTTTACTGATCGCCTTTTGAAACAAAGAACTATACTTATTATCTAGACCTCTGCGAAGTCTCTCAAACTTTATCCAATAAGCCTCTCTTTGACTCGCGTTCATTGATTAGCTTTTGTTTATATGCTGTTCTCAATGACATCATCATTGCTTTCTCTACTGCGCAGTTCTGCTCGCTCTTCAGCTTGGGATATTTCGTCATCACTATCCTCATTATCTCCTCGTCTGTTGTTTTGGATGTTATCTGATCCATCGTCTTCGTTTTCTGCTGGAGGAACGCTGAGGTCCATAATGGCTTGCTCTACCGGTATCAGACCTTGGTTGATGAATGCGTACTCGTATCCACCTTCCTTCTCTTGATAGTTCATCGCTACTCGCTTCTCGTTAAATGTCAACCAGTTTGCGTCACGCAGAGAGCGCACCATACGCTCCATGTCTTGCTGCATCTCTGGGAGTGCCGTAATATCAAAGTCAATGAATGCATCCTCACCGTATCTTGGTACGAGCCATTTGTTCAGCTCATCACGAAGTTGGCAACACATCGGTATGATGGTGTTGGTAATAAGGTCACGCATTGCGTTTTGGTAGTTGTTGTAGCTAGATGTGTCAACATCGAACAGCACAGCAGGCAGACCAAACACTCGGCACCACTGATGCATAGAAAGGCGCAGTGTATTGACCAGCTCCATGTCGACACTAGACATACCAAAGTTGAGGTAGTCCCAAGGAGTTTGCAGCACTGCCACCTTTCCTTTGTTGTCAACATAGTTTATGTTCTCGTTCACTGCACGTCTGATGTCTGACGCTTGCTCCATTGTAAAGCTCGGCACGATATTGCCAAGTGGTCTAGGAGTTAAGGCCCCTTTCGCTCCACCGTTGCCAGTCATCATCGCTGATGCATCGGCAGCATTGTTAGACATACGAAGTGTCTTTAGTGCTGCACGAAGCGGTGACACACCACGAAGGTGCGCACGGGTCGTAGCATCGAACTCTGGGTTCCATGACGCCCAATGCATCACGCTCTCCTTTGGAAGATTGATGCCCTCACCTACCTGCAGCTTGTATGCCACGATATTATATAGGTCGATTGGATCTGGGTATATTTCCAAGAACTGGGTGGGGAGAATGTTGAGTTCACTGAACTGTCCTCCAAGTTTACCATCATTTCCATATACGTTTCCTTCTCCGCTGAGATATCTATATCCGAATAAGTTTTCAAAGAATTGGTCTTGAGATTGATAATTGTTTGGGCTTTCGAGTAACCTTGCTAAAGGTGTACCCATTATAATATTTTCTGAGTATGCGTTCTTACGAGCAAGTAGTGCCTGCTCAAACGCACCGCGATTGGCAATGCCTTTTGATAATTGCTTATAGCGCATCAACTCCGTGCGAGCCTTCTCGCCCGGATTGAGCTTATAGACATACCAAGGGATAGATGCACTCTTGCGAGCAAGAAAGCTCACAATAGCGTAGACATCCGCGTTGGCTAGGTATCCCTCTGTTACATATGATGCTGACGTATAATTTTGAACCAGTGCGCTATTAAGGCCGACCATCTGCACTGGGCTTGATGGATATGGATTGATGCCTTTCTTTTTGAAGATGTCAAATAATCCCATGTTGTTATATTGCTCCCCAGGTTACACTGGGAATTGTTAATTTAGAAAATATTGCATAGCGCATAGCATCACAAGCGTGATCTGAGAACTTGACTGGTTGATCTAACTTCATTCCGTTACGATCCGTCTTCCAACGGTAATTTTTTAACTCCTTCAACAAATTTACACTATCTTGATGGATAACCAATGGTGTGCCTTTTATCGTGCGTATACCCTCAGTTACATCTTTATTGGCTGGCTTTGCGTTCAGTCCATTTCTCACTAGCTCCTCTATTGTCTTTGGCTCCGCAGCATCGCAATAAATCTCATCATACTTCTCTAATCCCAAAGCTAAGATTTTTTCCACTAAGTCGTTGGTCGTTAGTTTTGTTTCGTATAATAGCTCCTTGACATATGCAACGCCGTCATTGAACACCACTTTGACAAGTGACGAAGGATTGTTGAATCCAAAGTCAAGGCCGTACACGGTCTCACCCTCTGGCATTGTCTCTGTTGTTTTCCAATGCAGATAGATGAGGTCTTGAGAGAGTCCACGCTCACCAAGGCCGTAGATTTGCCAATAGTTCGGGTCTGCGTCTTTTAGACGCTCTAACTCATCCACTAGCTCTTTTGGAAGAAATGGGTTGTCTCTGAACGTTGTAATGTGAAAGTCTGCATCATCACGCGGAATCACGTTGTCGTAAATCCATGAGGACAGATCTGATGGGTTGTAGTCAATTACAATCTTACCCTCTGTACGCATGATGAGCTGCATCCACGCTTCGTAGCTGAGTTCGTTGGCTTCATTGCAAAAGAGGTACGTTCTAGCTCGACCACGAATCTTTTGTGGCTGATCTGCTGATACAAACTCTATAACGTTTCCGTTTAACTGATATATCTGCTCTGTTTTATTGTGGTTGTCTTCGGAATAAATACCAAGACGAGTGAGGATGTCTACAAAATCTCTAAGCACCGAACCTTTGATGGATGGTAGAGACTGGCGTACTACTGTGAGGGTCTTACCGTTCTCTTGCAACAGCTTGATGATAAACCAAATTAAGATGTTGTAGGTCTTGCCAGAACGCGAGCCTCCTTGCATTACCGTTATTCTCTTTTTGCTGTCTTGCAATATTTCAAAGATCTTGTTAGTTTGAAGTTTAGCGTTCATAGTTTTAGTTATTTTCTAAAAATTTGGAAGTGAATTTAGGAAGTGAAAAGTAGGTATAAAAAGGGGGTCATTAGTATAGGTTATTTTTGTTTAGACAAGAGTTTAGGTGCTATCAAAAATGTTTCTTTACCCCCAGGCCCGAAAAAGTCGATTTCTTAAAGTCCCCCCCGTTAAGGCCGGGCCGCCATTCCCAACCGCCATTTCGGCCCAAAAAAACCCCAAGGACAGACCAATGCGCCGCGGTCAGTTCGTTGCGGCCTCCAGGATCTCTACGTTCGGCTTCACTACCTCAACTTGAACCTGGTTAAGGTTGCCCTCGATTTTGTTTTCAATCTTTTGTGTAGGCAAGCCGATATAATACTGGCAAAAGATCTGAATTGCTTTTATATCACCTTCAGCAATCTTTTGCTTTAATACCTTGAATGCCGTGTCAGCCATTGGCTCCAGGCGTTGGATAATTTCGTGTTCTTCCATTCTGCGTTTCCTTCCTGCTCCTTCCCTTGCTCCGCCCCTCTTGCTCTTGCGCTCCGTTATCAGTGTGTTCAATTGTCTGTCAGTCATTTGATTTTGATTGGTTATTCAGATGCGATCTTTTATTGATTTTCAGTATTTATAGGGGTATTTACTTGCTCCATATTGTGCGTATGTCCTTTACCGTCTACCGTTTCACGCTCATATATCCTCAGCTTAACCCATCCGTCTTGATCGGGTCTTTCGTTAATATATTCAATAAAATCTGGCTTGTATATATTGAGATATATGCTTTGATCCTTTGCCCCTTGTTTTATGTAAAACCCCTTTCTTTTCATGTAAAAAACAAGTTTAGACAAAATAAACCCTATTTGCTACAATTCACAGAAAATGTTGATAATTAATGGCTTATGAATTATGCTAAAAAATATATAAAAAAAGTGGTGTA